AAAAGCTTCTACTTGTGTCAACACTTGATCTACATCTGCATAATTACTTATGAATATGAAGTGATCGATAGTGTCAGGATTCCAATGTATTTGTTTACTTTTACTCATATTAATTCTAGTTTGTTTAGTAATTCTTTTGACTTTTTTCTCAACATAGCATCTTCGTGACCTGAATGTAGCATTCTACATAGTAGAGTTTCCATTTCGTGCCATTGTATGGCAAATGATCTAGCATCACTATTTGTTCTAGAAATATCGTAGAAACTACTATTATTGTATGGTGTTCTAAACTTTTGTTCTATATTATTTACAAACACTTTCACTTCTGTTCTTATTTCTTCAGCTATTTTTTGCTGTAAAGCTTTTTCTATTGCATTAGTACTAGTCATTTCTTTTTATTCTTTAATTCGTTAATCTCACTTTTTAACTGGTGGATTTCAGTTTGACACTTTTTTTGTTGTGTTTTATTACCTGTGCCTTGGTAAAACTCATTCCATGAGTACAAGTTTTGTAAGCTTTTAATTTTTTTACTTATCATACTTTTTATACTTTTCCATTAAACTTATTTTAGTATGAGTTATAGCTATCATATAATCTTCAGCGATACTCGGATCTACTTTACCTTGTTCTATATCATGGTGTATCCAACTTTCAACTTGTTCTAAGTTATGTATACATTTTTTAACACTATGTTTATAGTATATGTAACCACTTTGAGCACAACTACTACAAGATATTAAGATAATACTAATTGCTTTTCTCATTTTTATATAGTTTAACTTTATTAATTAACTCGTGTATTTCTTCGTTTGGAAAGGTAGAATACACCTCGTCTACCTTATTACTTACAAAATTGTAAGTGAATGCTTTAGTTTTTACACCGAATGGTGAAGATAATAAATCTCGTTTAGTGTATCCGTACGGAGATTTTTGTACTCTGTTAATCACTAGTTTGATATAGTCGTCATCGAGAATGATAGCGTCGAGATATTTAGTTGATATGTATTTTGTATTTATCATTTATATTTATTATCTTTTCTTATTCGTATTTATTTTTTAATTAGTTTAGATAGTTTTTTTATAGTATTGTATTGTAGTTGATTTATTTCTAAATTATTTAACATGCGTAGTAAATACTTTTCTGCTAATTTAGCGTCAACGTCATAGTAATCTACATAAATTTTACCTACGTACTCGAACAAATCGTCATTACCTACATAAGAGGTTGAGCATCCATCGTACTGATATTTAGTTTTACGTTGACTTGAGCCTTTAGTTATAGCTCTGAGTGTACCGAAACCGGCGCGTTTTGTTAGTTTTGACGCTTGATCTGCATCACGACGTGACATTACTTGAATAGTATTGCCAGTTTTGTGATTTATAGTATCGATACAGCCGAGTTTTTCTTCGGTAGAGCACTCGACACAAGTCGTATAGCCGAGTGCTAGTCTTTGTTTTGGTATATTATGCGTACATTTCATATTATTATTATCGCCGCTTATTCGTATTTATGTTACAAAGAGTCAGTTAAAGCTATAGTTTCTTGTGGCTCAATTACAAATTTGATTAGTGTAAATTGTCTTTTCTTTTTACGCTCATAATAAGTTTCGTCAATATCAGCATTTCTAACACAAGCGTCTTCATCTTCACTTGTCATAACTAGTCTTAGCACGTTCATTATATTCTCAATATATTCTCCACCAATTTCTGCTTCAATTCTACCGTTAGCTATGTCTTCATTCATCCACTCTTCCATATCTGCTAATGTATTAACAGCTTCATTTAGTTTCCAGTTTTGTGCTTGGCCGAATGTCATCATAGCGAATGCACCAATTGTCATAATAGTTTTTTTCATAGTTATTTAATTTTATTTGTTTAAGACTACTCGCGTAGTTTCGATCACTTAGATCTCATCAGTTAAACTTATATAAATGTAGCAAGTTTTATTAGTTCTATTATTAGCATAGTTGCTACCATTACTGCTATTGTATTAAATTGTTTGTTAGTTATTTTCATAGTATTTGAGTTAATATTTCGTAGTGATCATCTTTTTGAGCTTCAGTTAGTTCAGTGAACTTCTTTACACCACCATCATAGTTATGTGAGTGATTTATTATTTGCTGTTCGAGTTCAGATCTGTTTATAGTCTTTTCCATTTCTGAGAATGCTTTAGACCATGACCAATTACTTGGTGAGTTAGGATTATACATAGTTATTTATTTTTATTAGTTATTAATTAGTTTAAGTGTTTGATGTCAAGAATAGAATCACCATCCCATATTATATACTTTTCAAAGTCAGTTGACTCAAACTCATTTTCCATAAAGTCAAAGATGTCTTTTATTTCATCATAAGTATTCTCATTCATTTGAACAAAGGTTGAATCTTCATTTTGATTAGTTGGTATAAATTCTAGTTCTAACATAGTTATAATTTTAAAGTTTTGTGCTGAGTCAAGTGTTCGTTTTATTTATACATGCTAAAGTATGACTATCAACTACATGTTTTGTTTATTATATTATCTTTACTTGATCGTATTTAATTTATAATCATTAGTATAATTATGCCGAGTGACCATGTTGCTAAGAATATATAAGTTAGTCTTTCTTGTATTTTAAATTTATTCATAATAGTTTTTTTAAAGGTGTATATTTATTTATTAATTATTTTTAGTGTTGTAGTGCTGCGCGATGACTCGCGATAACTTACATTAGTATGTATAGTTATTCATATAAGTATAGTATGACAATAGCTTGTTAATATATAAGAGTAACAGGCTACTGTCACATGTTACTTATGATATCTCTGCTAAGTTTCTAGCGAAAGCTGGAACAGTATTAGAGTTAGTATAAGATTTGTATTCTTGAAAACACTTCATTGATTCAAACTTTTCTTGAAATGTTGAGTAGATTTCATCATGATCATAAGTGAATGTAATATCTTTTTTGTTAGTGAAAGTGATTACTGTATTAGTACCTATTAGTGACTTTCTGATTACAAATCTTTTAGTAGTTAAGTTATTAGTTTTCATAGTTTATTTATTTATTTATTATTAATTTAGTTTAGTTATTGTTATTATCTTATTGTAGTCGTATTTATTTTATAATGCTAAGTTTATTAGTAATGTAAAGTAAGTTAGAAATGTTAATGTTAAAGTTAATTTTAATTTATTCATTGTTATTAGATTTTAAATTCATTATTATTATCTTCATTACATCGTATTTATTTTATAACTCAAACAAAAACGTAAAACATGCGAAATATTATATCGAAAACGTAAAAAATGTCAATACAAAACGTCAAAAAACACGTAGGGGCCAAAATATAAATGCAATTTTTTTTAAAAAAACAAAATAAAATTTTATAGCATAGCAAAAAATATCTATATATCTAAGCCGGGCCATAAAAATAGTGACATAAGCCTGTTAAATAGTAAGAGTAGTACCCTATTGTCACAGTGTACCCTTATTTTTTTAAGTAAATTTATCTATTTACCTGTAAATAACTATATTATACGTATAAAACTAAAAATATTCAAAATAATTGCAATTATGAACAAATATCAAGACAAAGAAGCGGCAATGGACGACTACTCTCACGAGAAAAAACTAAAAGCTGACGGTAGATACGAAGCTGCTCACGGAAAAATGGCAAATGCTGAAAATGATTTCGATCACGCACATGCTTTAAAAAGAGATGCACACGATGATGCTTATCATAGGCATTCGAGAAGTAAAGTAATGAAACATATGGGTTCAAGATCTTAAAATATATATTATGCCAGGAAAAGGAAAAATAAAGGAAGCTGTTAAAAAGATTAAGAATAACAGATTTAAAAGACAATTCGCTCGAGGAGAGGAAAAAGGAACTAATGTATACATGGGTAGAGGTTTAGGAATGACTACAAAACAAGAAGCTAAAAAACTACGCAAATCATTTAACAAACCTCAAAAAGCCACAGGAAGTAGAGCTTCAAAAGATAGAATGAATAAATTAGTGAACGAATTAAATGTCAAAATTGGAGATCAATTAAAAAAATTATAACTATGGCATACGGAGATAAACCAAAAAGACAAAAAGACGACATGGGTAACAAAGGTCGTAGATCAGGTAAAGGACCTAAACCTATGAAAGGCGCTAAAAAAGCTAGTAGAGAATCAGCTAAGCAAGAAAGAAAAAACTTAATTACAGAAAACCCTGTAGTTAATAGATCTAATGATTCTGGCTTCGACTATACGCAAAGCAAAAAGGATATTAAGAAGAGATATAAGAAAATGGACAAAGGTGGAAGTGCACCTGCTCTTAACACTCCAATTATAGAACCTATTAACACTGAATTTTTATCAAGAAATAGATTTAATCTTGAAGAGCAAGATAAGCTAAATTTGCAAAGATTTCAGGGATCAACTAAACCTTTAGGTAATACTAAAGCTATGAACGCTATGATGAAGCAAACTATACAAAAAGGATTATCAGCTGATTTAGGAACAAGAATAGCACAATCAGCTGTAAAAACACCAATAGGTTCTGTGAGCAAAGCACCTAGCATGACTGCTCCTAAAATTAAACAACCTTTAGCTGGGAAAATGAAAAAAGGCTTTGAAGGACCAGCGCTTTTAGACGCAATTGAAATGAGTCCTGCAAAAACAACAGGATCATTTAAACCATCTGAAAGAGATATGGCATTAAAAGAAGCTCATTTAGGAACAATATCATCAAAAGCTGGTGGACCTGTTAAACCACCAGTTGTAACTAAGGAAGGTCCTAAACCTCAAAAACCTAAGTCAAAAAGCCAAAAGCCAAAAGGAAAACCTAAATACACAAAATCTGAGACTGTAAAGGCTGAAAAGAAAGTTAAAAGAGGAAAAAGAACAATAAAAGCAAAATTTTAAATTATGCCTATAATATATACATATCCTAAAAAAAGTAATCCTGCTAATAATGATTTAATACTAATATCTGATTCTGAAGATGGCAAGAAGACTAAGCAAGTATTGATAAGTGACATAAGAGGCGCAACTGTTTCTGGGGTTAGTAGTATTATAGCTGGTCAAAATATAGCTATAGATCCTGTTACTGGTACAGGTGATGTTACAATAACATCGACAGCAGATGGAAGTAGACTAGTTGAGACAGTAAAAAACGAAACAGGTTCAGTAATACAAAAAGGCCAACCGCTACACATAACAGGTGTTAGTGGAATAGTTCCAACAGTAGATGTAGCACTTTCGTCAGACGCAAACTTAATGCCCGTTTCTGGATTAGCCAATGAGGAAATAGGAATTGGATCTACAGGTGAAATGATAATATCCGGAATACTAGATGGTATTAACACAGCGGGTATAGAAGGATCACCTGCAGAAGCTTCTATATTATATGTTGGTGGTGATTTTCTAGGAAGTATACCAGGTATAACTACAGATACTCCAACTGGAGAAACAGGTTTAATACAAAACGTTGGTATAATAATTAAAAATAGCCCTGGGTCATCTGGTAGTATTCAAGTAACTGCAATAGGTAGAACTAATGCCACTCCTAATTTAAATAAAGGTAGTATTTTTGTTGGTAATTCAGCTAATTCATCTAGTGTATTATCAGTAGGCACAAATGATTATGTATTAACAGCAAACAGTGCAGCTGCTCAAGGTGTAGAATGGAAACAAACAGTCAGTCAAAATACTAATGTAGCTAATTCAAACTTAGTTTTTGACAATAGTTGGATCACAAACATAGGTAACGAGAATAAATGGAGTATACTGGCGTCACAACCACTGGGACCAGAAGCACCTGGAGAACTTACTATTTCAGTAGCTGGTGGTGTTGACTTTGGAGAGTCTAAACCAACGGCAGCTCCAACTAGCGTTAGTATGGAAAGAGGAACCTTAAATTTAAAGCAAGATAATTGGGAAGTTTCAACTACTGGAACTACACCAGATGGTGATACAGGTTGGCCAGCTCCTCCAACAAAAGTTGATTTAGATGTAAGAAGAGCAAACAACAACTTTTTTGATTTATATCAATCAGTTGATATAAACATAACTAATGCAGTTGTAGGAGCTACTTATAAATTTATAGCTTTTTACCAAGAGCCAGGTTTTAAATTGAACTTATTTTATCAGGATGGTTTGGTTAAATTCCCTAACTCAACTGATGGTAATGTGGGACAAGGAAGTCAAATTGCAACACCAGGTACAGGATTTATTTATGAAGTATATGACTTGTACTGTGTTAAAGAACCAGACCCAGGAGCAGGAATCTTGGGAATTATGTTAGCTACTCAAAGCCTTAATCACTAAATAACCGAACTATCATGTGATAGTATAAATAACCAAACGTTTAACTAAAACCAAATACTATGACGTTTTTATACACCAGTAGAGATTTTACCTCTGCTACACGACCAGATCAAAGAATGATCAACCTTTGGAAACATATAACCACAAAGAGCAATTGGAGAATTGTTCAGTTACCAAATGGATTTTTACAAACAGAGTATTTACATCCAGAAGAAGAAGAATGGATAGACGTGACTAGAAGAGAAACAATACAAGGAGCTGAACAAGCTATAGATGCTTCTATAGAGCATTACTCTAAAAAGCTAGAATTTTTAAAAGGACCAAAAGTGGTCAAAACATTCGAGTAAAAAACCAAATCTAATTTAATTAAATCAAATGAACGAAACAATAGTAAAGCATCTTAACTTCGGTGAAGACGCTAAATCCGCTATATTTAGCGGTATAGAGAAACTCACTAAAGCTGTTAGCTCTACTTTAGGAGCTAGCGGCAAGTGTGTTATACTAGAAGACGGCGCAGGAAACCCTCAAATAACTAAAGACGGAGTAACAGTAGCAGATAGTATTATATTGCTAGATCCAGTAGAAAATATGGGTGCTAAGCTTTTAAAAGAAGCAGCTAGAAAAACCGTTAAAGAAGCTGGTGATGGAACTACAACATCGACAGTATTAGCACACGCTATATTAACTGAAGCATATAAAAGCTCAAAAACAGATATAAGAGCAATTAAAGAAGGCGTTAACAAAGCTGTTGATTCTGTAATAAAATATTTAGAAAAAATATCAATAGAAGTAACAGGCGAGTCAATCCACCAAGTTGCATCGATATCCGCGAATAATGATACAGAACTTGGACGAATTATTGCTGATGCATTTAAAGCCGTTGACGAGACTGGTGTTGTAATGATGGAAACACACGATGCTCCAAAAACAGTTGTAGAAGTAGTAGATGGAGCTCAATACGACAAAGGTTTTAAAAATCCTCACTTTATCACTAATAATGACAGAGGTATAGCAGAATTAGATAACGCTCTAGTATTAATTGTAGAAAACAAGATAGATAACATAAGGCAAATACAAGGCGTACTAGAATATGTTATAAAAAAGAACAAAGCTTTATTGATTATTGCAGACATGGAGCCAGCTGTTTTATCAGCATTAGCCATGAATAAAATGAAAGGCAATATTAAAGTTAATGTAGTTGACGCTCCAGTTTTTGGAGTAAACAAGTTAAATACATTAAAAGACTTATCTTTAATAACAGGTGCTACTATTATAAATGAGGATTTAGGCGATGATATGGATCTTATAACAGAAGAACATCTAGGAAGTTGTTTCAAAGCCGTAAGCACTACATCTGAAACTATAATTCAACAAGATTATTTTTCTGAAGAAATAGATAAAATAATAAGTGAGTTAAAAGAACAGATAAAGCAAACAAAAAACCCTAACATGGTTATTCAACTAGAAAAGCGAATGGCTAGATTAGCAGGTAAGGTTGCTATTGTTAAAGTTGGTGCTAGTTCTGAAGTAGAGTTAAAAGAAAAGAAAGATAGAGTAGAAGATGCTATATGTGCTACAAAAGCCGCTATTAAAGAAGGTATAGTTCCAGGAGGAGGTATCGCTTTGCTTAATGCGTCTGTTTATACAAAGGCTAAGACTGAAGGTGAAAAAGTATTGCTAAAAGCAATTAAAGCTCCTTATGAAACTATCCTTGCAAACGCAGGTCTTGAAATTGTTTATCCCAATGTTAAAAACAAAGGTTTAAATGTGGTTACAGGAAAAGAAGTAAATATGGTTAAAGCAGGGATTATTGATCCATTACTTGTTACTAAAAGTGCTTTAGTTAACGCGGCTTCAGTAGCTACAACTATATTATCCACTGATTGTGTTATTAATAATTTAAGAGCAAATGAAAGCAGTAGGTAAATATATAGTAATAAAAGAACTACAAGAAAAAACCACCGAAACAAAAGGTGGTTTACTCTTGTCAGATAAACAACGAGAAGATATTAGATATCAAGAAGCTGAGGTATTAAACCCAGGTTCTGATGTAACATTATTAAATAAAGGTGATAAAATCTATTATGATAGACACGCTGGTTTTAATATTGAAATTGAAAGTAAAATGTTCAAAGTAATTAAAGAACAAGATATAGTAATAGTAATATAATAATTATGGCAATTAGAAAAAAACCAACTGCTAAAAAATCAACATCATCTAGAAGTGCTAAAATGGCTCCTAAAAGAAAAAAACCTGTTGAAGATGGAAAAACTGAAGTTAAAACAACTTATAGTAAAACCAATAGAAGAGGTAAAGTAAAAAGCATTAGTAAAGAGAAGTACGATAAGGTAGAGAAAAAACAGGAAGATAAGGTAAAAAAGAAAACAGAAAAGTTCCTTAACAAAAAAGTGAGTAGCGCAAATGCTAGTAAAAAATATAAACCAGTTAAAAAAGCAAAATCTAAAGTATCTTCTAAAACAGACGTAGGTGTTAAATCCACAAGAACAAAAAAGACAGTTAAAAAGGGTGGCAAAACTTTTTCAAAAACTACTACATCAAGTAGACCTACAAAAACTAGAACGGCACCAAAAACGATGTCAGGTTCTGGTACGATAACAAAAAGAATGAAATCGATGTCAGGTTCTGGTACGATAAATATGAAATCTAAGAAACGTATATAGATAATATGAAAAATGTTTTTCCAAGTTCCAAGAAAAGAGCTCAACGTCCTGATGAAGTCAGAGGAGAAGGTATACTTCAAATGTTGAAAAACGCTAAGCGAAAAAGAGAGAATAGAAGAGAAATGAAAGCAGATGGAGAATGGAAAGAGTATCAAAGAGAAAATAAACAATACGATAGAAATGCTAGGTTGAAAAAGATGGAATCTAAAGGCAAATCTGAAACTAATAGATATAAAAAATTACATGAAAAAGTTTATAACCCTTTTCCAGAAAATCCACCTAAAAGAAAAGATGCTATTTCAAAGTTCAAACAAGGTTATACTGATAAAAATAAAGGAGATCTTACAGAGTATAATAATGAAAAAAGAGAATTTTATTTTAACAAAGGTAATAAAAAAGTAGAGTTACTACCTAGTGACGATGCTGATAGACCAATAACAAAAGGTGTTAAAAAAAGAAACTTAGGAAAAAACTGGAAATGAGAAAACTCACCTCAGGTGATCTTAGAGAATTAAATTTACTTAAACATTATAGAATCATTCGCAAGTGGGCTTGCAAAACAAACGGATTAAATGATGCTGATTTAGAATTATTAATATATTTAGAAGCAGTAGATTTATTCACAAAACAAGATTTTAAAACCGGTACGTACTCATACAGCTGGGATAACAGGCGCTGGAACAGATTGTTAAAAGAGGGTTGGATAGTAGTTTGGAGAAAACGCAATAGGACAACGCAGAAATATCATATCTATAAAGTATCCATAAAGTGCAAACAGTTAATTAGTCGTATGTACCGTATTATGCTGGGCGAAGAAGATATGCCCAGCAAAAAGCTTAAAAATAACTATATGGACGTTGTTTTAAAAACTTCCATAAACAACGTAAATAAAGATAAAACAAGATAATGAGTAAGTTATTTAACAAAAAGAAAAGAGAAGCTCGAAAAATGAAGAGGTTAGAAGCTAAAGGTAGAGATAATCTTACGCCTGAGCAGAGACGAGCTTTAGACGATTTCCACAGCACTGGATCTACTGATCATAGTGATTATGATATGGGAGATTACGAAAAATCATATAAATAATAATTATGGCACTAAGAAAAAACAATCAAAAAGATTACGCTAACTTTTCTCGAACAGATTCAGATGTTTTAGGAAATAAAAAACCTATAGATCCACCACGACCAGCTCCAAGTGATACTGTAAGAGTATACCCTAATCAAGACTTACCTGAGAAAGTTTTGCCAATGCGTAAAGCTCCGAGTTTATTTGGACCCAGCACTCCAATGACAGGGCATACAGCTACAAAATACGAACCTGAAGATGGGTCAAATGCGAGATATATGGAAATAGATACTACTGGTGTTCCTATAAATAAGAAATCAGGAATGGTAGAAGAGTTTGGAGGTTGGGACACTGATGAAAAGGGCAACCTAAGAGATCCAAAAGGTGGTTTATATTTTGTAAAAGGAGAAAACGTAATAAAAAGAGGAAGAAAAAAACCTTAAAAAATAAAACTAATTATGATTAATAATCAACCAAATAAAATACTTAGTGGTATGCCGCAAACGCAGCAAGATCCACAAACACAAAGAAATTTTACACAGTTTCAAGATATATCAGGAGCAGGTACACTACCTATGAATCCAGTATATGCTTCAACTGCTAAAGTAAATCAACTTGGTAATACTACCCAAGTAGATCCTGCTACAGGACAATCACTAACAATGTAAAAATAAATTATGCCAAGTTACGGAGAAAAACAAATACCAGCAGGAAAACAGTGTAAACCTTGTTTAAAGCCTTTAGCTGGAGAAAGATCTATGAAGTCGAGAGATGTGTCTATTAGAACTAGTTTAAGAATAGATAATATAGAATACAAAGGCAACGCTGCTCTTAGAGCAAATCAGTAAGTTGTGGAAGATATTAAACTGTACGTTTTAAATGCTGGAGCATTTGGCGTTACAATGATGGATTGGTTAGAACCAGTGTTAAAAATTACACTTTTATTAGTTACTATAGGTTACACAGCCCATCGTTGGTGGCTGATGAAAAATAATAGTGATGAGAGAAATAAATAAACTAATTGTACATTGCTCTGCTACCAGGGAAGGTGAAAACTACACTGTAGATACTATACGTAGTTGGCACGTAGACGGTAGAGGTTGGAGCGACATAGGCTATCATTTCTATATAGACTTATATGGTGAAATACACAAAGGTAGAGATATAGCTAAAATCGGGGCTCACTCTAAAGGGCAGAATCGTAATTCAATAGGTATATGCTATTGCGGAGGCGTAGAAGCAGATGGTAAGACCCCGAAAGATACTAGATATGATTGTCAGAAAGATAGCTTGCTAGCAGTGTTAAGAACATTAAAAGCAATGTATCCTGAAGCAACTATACATGGGCATAGAGACTTTGCTAATAAAGCTTGCCCTAGTTTTGATGCAACTGAGGAGTATAAAAATTTATGAAGATAAGTCAAAATACAGAACTTAAAATAGATCTTAAAACTATTTTAGGTATAATAATGTTTACAGCGTCTTTAGTTGGTATGTATTATACTTTACAAGATGACATAGCAGACGCTAAAAAAATGCCTAAAGCTGTTATAGATCGTATAGAATACGATTTAAAACAAAATTGGCATACTGATCATATTAATGAACTTGAAAAAGAAGTTAAAGAACTCAGAGACTGGTGTAGAGAGATAGATCAAGAACTATATAAAAAGAAAAAAAATTAAAATGAAATCAAAAGGTTTAGGCGATACAATAGAAAAATTTACTACAGCTACAGGTATAAAAAAGTTAGCTGATAAAATACCAGGCGGTTGCGGCTGTAGCGCAAGAAAAAATAAGCTAAACGAAATGTTTCCTTATAACAAATAGTATTATGAAAAAAGATAATTTAACAGAGCTTAGAGAAGAACCAGGTAAATCAAATGCTTATACATATAAAAACGTTGCTAAAGGTAATTTTTGTGGACCAGATGAAACATATCCTGTAGATAGTTTAAAAAGAGCAAAGTCTGCTCTAAGTCTAGCGCATAACGCTGAAGACCCAGAAGCTATAAAAAGTTGTGTGTATTCTAAATACCCAGAGCTTAGAAAAGGTAGTAAAATGAAAAATAGAAGATCATGAGTTATAGACAACCTAGATATATTGCTCCAGCTGACCCAAATGTAGTTGGAGAAAAAATGATGGAAGCTACTGATAAGTTTGCTGAAACAGCGGAAAGAAAACAACAAGAAAAATATTGTAGAGAAAATCCTAGTGCTTGCAAAGACAATGATGATGATGACGATTCTGACTCAAAAACTGGAAGTACAAATACTAATATAGCAAATACACTTAAACCTCCTATGCCAGGATCATCCAAACCTAGTGGTAAAAAAGTTAATCTTGGTACTAGAGTTCCAGGTACTGTAGGCGGAATATATAATGTAAACTATGACCCTATGGATCCATCTACTTGGGGTCATTAAATTAAAATTATGGAAACAGTAAAACAAATAGTAAATCACCCACTTTCTAAATCAGTAGCTTGTGGTATGTTAGGTGCAATACTTTTATTAGAAGCCCATCCACTTTATGCTGGTGTAGCTTTTGGTATGGGATTAAGAGAATTACTTTTAGCTTTTAAAAACTAGATTATGCCAAATAGACATCCTAGCCCAAGAAAAATACAACGAAAGAAAAGTAAAGGTTTGTATTATAATCCTAAAAACATGGAGTTTGAAACACTTGATGAACAAAGTAGAAGATTATATAATAAAGGTGTTCCTAAAAATCCAGATGTTATAGTTAATGAAGGTAAACCTAATCAAAAAGGAATGTCTAATAAAGAATATATGGCTGAATATGGAGCTGGAGCTGTTGTTGATAGCTATAAATCTAAAGGTCCATTAAGAAATAGAAAAAGTAAACGTAAAATAAGATAATATGGCAGATTGTTATGACAGCAATGGAAATATAGTACCTTGTGATAAAATAAAATCTTCTTGGAAAAAATCTACAGATATTTCTAAAGGAACTGAAATGAAGGAGATTTATAAACCTTTTAGCTCTGCAAAAAAAGACCCTAAAGTTTATGATAAACTTCAAGCCGAGATTGATTCAGGATTTGCTAAAGCTAAATATGGTTATGAAGGATCTGATTTAAACAAGTATATAAGAGCTAAAAGAACTGACAAGATATACAAAAGCCCTAGCAAATCCCCAGAACAAACAGAAACTCTAGAAAGAATAAACAAAACAGGAGGAAGTATATTTGTAGATTCAACACCACAGTTAAGGACTATTGAAATACACAAAGACCCTTCAGGCGTAGACGGAACAGAAAAAAAAGAAACTAAAAAATCTACTAGTTCAAACTCTAGTAATAAGTACTCAGTAAGTAGTGATGGAAAAATAAGAGGAAGATCATTATACGAATGTGACCCTGAAGACCCAACAGCTTGTGGATTAGACATGGCAAAGCAAACCTCGGCAGAAAGAAAAGCGGAAGACAAAGCTTATAACAAAGCTCAAAAAGATAGAATATATAAAGTAAAACCTGACGGAACTCAAAAACTAAAAAAGACTTTTGACCCTAAAGGATGGCTTCAAGATCAAAAGCTAAAAGCTAGAAATAGATCTAATAAGAGATATGCTAAAAGAGGTAGTAGAAGGTCTAGAAGAAGTTTATTTTAAAATGAGAAAAAAGAAAAAATTTAAAGAAACTAAAGTTGGAGTATTTTTAAAAGAAAAAGCTCCAGCTATATTAGATACAGTAGGAGAGTTTCTTCCTGATAAGGGAGGACTTGGTATTGTAAAAAATCTTATATCAGGTGATTCTAATATAGAACCCAAAGATAAAGAAATGGCTTTAAAGCTATTAGATCAAGATATTGCCGAGATGAACAACATCTCAAATAGATGGCAAAGTGATATGACAAGCGACTCTTGGCTGAGTAAAAATACCAGACCACTGACGCTTATATATTTAACTTTAGCCATGACTATTTTTATAGTACTGGACTCAACGGTGGTATTAGAAATAAACAACGGGTGGGTTTCATTATTGGAAGCTTTATTAATAACAGTATATGTAGCATACTTTGGTAGCAGAGGTGCTGAAAAAATTCAAAAATTAAGAAAATAATAAATTATGAGTGTAATAGGAACAACACTAAAACAGCCGAGAGTATTCGCGCATGATGCTGTAGCTTTACAAGACTTACCAGGATGTGTTTATGCAGGTGTAAAAAGTATAGATATTTTAACTGGACCAGATACTTCAGGTACTGGTTTTGAACTAAATATTACAAATGGGAAGACTTATCAAACATTAAATCCAGACGGCACAGGAAGTGGAGCTGTTATATGCGTTACAGCTATAGGTCCTAATGGAGAAATTACAAGTGCTGAAATTTGTCAGGGTTCTTGCAGTCCGGGATCTTCTTACAGCGAAGGAGATATTCTTACTGTAGTGTGGGAAGAAAGTAATACTTATACATCTGGAACTAATGCAGATAATTTAGTACAAGTAGAAAGTCTTGTATTTCTTCCTTGGGATTATGGATGTCCATTTAGCCCTATGGAAAATAGGTTAACGATAGACGAAATAGATGCATTAGGTAATGTGTTACCAGTTGATAACTCTTTAAAAGCTTTCAAACAGAAAGATATAGTAAAATGGAACTGTAAAGAAGGAGAAGAACCAGGTCAATCTGCTGGTTGTGATTGGGCTACATTTAATCCAGGAGCTGCCTTATATGTTGGCGCTGCCATGGATAGTTTAACTGTTATAATGGAGAGTGGAAGTAAAGCAACTTATACAAATGTACCTGCTGGAAGTTTTATGCCTGTGCTTTGCTTAACAGTATGTGCTGCCAAAGCAAATGAAGAAGGCGTAGACCCTAAAGAAGTTATTTTAGCTTTATTCTAATGATAATAAGTATAGGAAATCAGTTTCAAGATCTTCGAAGACCGAAAGGACCATCTGCTCCGCCAGCGGAGACTTTTTTCATTGAACTTGAAAATGGTTTAGGATTTTTAGAACTACAAAACACAACAGACTTGCTACTTCAAGAAGCAGCACCTTAAATAAATAAAAATGGCAAACGTAAAAATAAGTAATTTACCCGTAGAAACAACTTTAGCTAATATGACTGGTATAGCTGGTTATAACGCGGCTGGAACCGCGCAGATAAGTGGTGCGACTATAGACAGTGCTTTTGCAAAAAGTACCTCAGATCTACAATTTATAGTAGATAATGGTAATATTATTGACAGTAATGGAGGAACAGGTAGTATTCTTTTCAAAAATGGTGCTAGTAATACAATCACTACAATGAGTGTTAACTCAATATCAAGTGATACTAGCTTTAGCATTATTGGAACTACAACTAATACTAATTTAACTTTAACTAGTGGTGGAAATCTAAGAATTACCCCTAACGCCAGTTTAGGAACTCCAGCGGTTGGAGATGTATTAGCTGCTAAAAACACATTAGGCGATGTAGAATGGATTTCAGCTGGAGGTTCAACTCCAGATATTCAAACTGTCGTTAATGCAGGCGGTAATTCAGTTATTAATGATCAAGGTGGGAATCGTTCTTTTATAGATTTTAGAGAAGGAAATACAACTTCACAATTTAGTGTTGGTAAAGATCCAGCAGGTACTTTTGGTATAAGAGTTGGACAAGGTAATTTTTCTCTACAAGGCGCTACATCTGGAACTATTTTTCTACAAACAGGAATTAGCGGACAAAAAAGAATTTCATTGACTGACTCAACTTCAGGTAATGCTGTAGCAGAGCTTACTAGCCAAATGGATTTAAGACTTAGCCCTACTAGCGCTTTTAAGTGTGGTGGTTCAGCTTCATCTGGTACATCAGGACAAGTTCTTACATCAACAGGAACTAGTGTAGAATGGACAACGCCAAGTGCGCCAATTAACTCTTTAACTCCAAGTAACGTCGGTGATCTAGATATGTTTGATGATGGTGTTGTTAGACTTTGGTGGGATACAAGCGCTAGTGACATAGAGCTTGAAATAACAAATCAAGGCGGTGGAAGTGGATCAACCGCTTCTGTATATCATGCATCATACACAAGCTTTGATGGTACAAGCACTACTACAACTACTACAGACTTTAATGCAAATAATGCTACTACAACAGGCACTTTAGATTTTAACTTCACCACTGATGAAGTTATGATACTTAGATTGTGGACTCCAGATGCTTCATTACAACCAGGTTTTGGATATTATGAAGTTACATTTACTAAATCTAGTACTTTATATACTGGCGTACCAATACTCTGTTCAGTGAGAAAAAGTTCTTTTTAAAAAGAATATATAAATAAAAAACAAACAATTAAATTTAATAAAATGAAGATTAAGGAAGATGAATTAAAAACAATTCAAGAACAACAAGGCTTGTTAAACTCTATAATGCTTAAAATAGGAGGTTTAGAAACAGCTAAGCATGCTGCACTTCACGAAATTGCTGCTGTAAATGCTGATGTGGAAGCAACTAAAAAAGAGTTAGAATCTAAATATGGATCTATAGACATAAATGTAGAAACAGGTGAATATACAGAAGTTGATAGAGAACAAAAACTAGAACCTGTTAAATAGCGATCATGAGTAATAAAATTAGAAAAATAAGTATAGGTTCTGATTATAAGAATGACGCAATGCATTACTCCGTAGGCCAAGAGGTTTACGGAGGTCATACTATATCTGATATATTGGTTGATGAACATAATTGTTATAATATATACATAACAAAAAACAACGAAATACTACCTTGGAAAAAGTTTAATTCTAATATGGCTGTTTCTGTTGAATATAACTTAAGTTACAGTGAATAGTCTTTATGACTACATAATAACTCCAGTTGGCGAAAGATATAACAACGAAAAAAAAGTTGGTGATAAATCCTTAGTGTTAAACACTAAAATAGAAGAGTTTAAAGTAATAAATAAAAAGGCTAAGGTGATAAGTGTTCCAAGCGCTTATGATCTACCAATAAAACCTGGTGATATAGTATATGTTCATCATAATGTCTTTAGAAGATTCTACAATATGAAAGGAGTCCAACAAAACAGTAGATCTTATTTTAAAGAGGATTTATATTTTTGTGCACCTGATCAGGTGTATTTATATAACAACGGAGTTAATAATGCATTTTTAGACAGGTGTTTTATAAAACCTTTAAAGTCTGAAAAGTTAGGTGATAAAGTAATACCAAACAAAGGTATTATTAAATATGGAAACGAAAAACTAAAGTCATTAGGTATAAATGATGGTGATTTAGTTAGCTTTCCTGATTTAAGACAATGGGAATTCGTTGTTGACAATCAATTATTATATTGTATGAAATCAAAAGACATTTTAATTAAGCATGAATACGAAGGAAACGAAAAAGAGTATAATCCAAGCTGGGCAATTAGCAGTGAAGGAGCTTATAAAAGTAGCAAAGGAACCGATTGTAGATACGGGCGAGGATGTGACTGCGGACCGACTCAAGAACGCCGCTGCAACTAAAAAACTAGCAATATTTGATGCTTTTGAAATATTAAAAAGACTAGAAGAAGAAGAAAACTTATTAGAAGGAAAACCTAAAGAAGAAGTAAAAGAAGAAAGAGCTTTTAAAGGTTTTGCAGAAGGGCGTAGTAAATGAGTTATCAACAGACACTTTGGAAAGAAATAAAAGATGTTGTTAATGACAAAATTCTCAAAAAACAAAATAAATTAAAAAAGTGGGAATATGGTTACAATGCAGATTATGACTTTATAGTAATTAGTAAAACTGGACAAATTGGACAGATCATTGAAATTCAAAATCTCAGGATTGCTTTACCAGCAGAGCATGAACCGTTTAAACGAAGCGAAAACAAAACGGAACAATACTGGGAAAAACAAGAGTACCCAAAAGAATTAGCTAAAATTAAAAGCAGATTTGACTGGGAGGAATATCCTACAGATTTTAAAGAAAAATGGTTTGATTATATAGATGAAGAATTTAAGAGAAGAGAAGAAGGTTACTGGTTTTATAATAACGGCGTGCCTACTTATATTACAGGCACTCACTATATGTACTTGCAGTGGTCAAAAATCGATGTTGGTTCAGCCGATTATAGAGAAGCAAACAGGTTATTTTTTATATTCTGGCAAGCTTGCAAAGCTGACAATAGATGCTACGGAATGTGTTATCTTAAAAACAGACGATCAGGATTTTCGTTTATGTCGTCCGCTGAACTTGTCAACCAAGCCACAATATCTTCAGACGCTAGATTCGGTATCCTTTCAAAGTCTGGAGCAGATGCTAAAAAAATGTTCACAGATAAAGTTGTCCCGATATCCGTTAACTATCCGTTTTTCTTCAAACCGATCCAGGATGGTATGGATCGTCCTAAGACCGAACTGGCATATAGAGTCCCAGCTTCGAAACTTACTAGACGTAAACTAGACGACAATGTTAAATTAGCCGAGTTAGAAGGATTAGATACAACTATAGATTGGAAAAACACAGGTGACAACTCTTACGATGGTGAGAAATTGAAAATATTAGCTCATGATGAAAGTGGTAAATGGGAAAGACCTGACAATATATTAAATAACTGGAGAGTTACAAAAACTACATTAAGACTAGGACGTAAGATCGTAGGTAAATGTATGATGGGCTCAACTTCAAATGCATTAGATAAAGGTGGAAATAACTTCAAAAAATTATACTACTCTTCAGATGTTACAAAAAGAAATAGAAACGGACAAACAGCTAGCGGACTCTATTCTCTTTTCATCCCTATGGAATGGAACTACGAAGGATTCATGGATACTTTTGGATCACCTGTATTCAATACGCCAGAAAATAAAACAAATGGAATTGATGGTATCCCAATTAAAATTGGAGTAATAGAGCATTGGGAAAATGAAGTTGAAGGATTAAAAGAAGACGCTGATAGTTTAAACGAATATTACAGACAATTTCCTAGAACAGAAAAGCACGCTTTTAGAGATGAAACTAAACAAAGTTTATTTAACTTAACTAAAATCTACGAACAGATAGATTATAACGAAGAAATAAACAATATAAACAGTGTTACAACAGGAAGTTTTCAATGGGTGGATGGTATTAAAGATACTAATGTTATTTTTATGCCAAACAAAGATGGTAGATTTAATATATCATGGGTTCCACCTAAAAATCTTCAAAATCAAGTAATTATAAAAAATGGAGTTAAATACCCTGGAAATGATCATATCGGAGCACTTGGTTGTGATTCTTATGATATTAGTGGTACTGTCGACGGCAAAGGGTCTAATGGATCACTACATGGACTAACAAAATTTTCTATGGAAGACGCACCTCCAAATCATTTCTTTTTAGAATATATAGCTAGACCTCAGACTGCTGATATATTTTTTGAAGAAGTTTTGATGGCATGTGTATTTTATGGAATGCCATTGTTAGCAGAAAACAATAAACCTAGATTACTTTATTACTTTAAACGTAGAGGTTATAGAGGTTTTTCAATGAATAGGCCTGATAAAGTTTGGAACAAGCTTTCAACTACAGAAAAAGAAATAGGTGGAATACCTAATTCTAGCGAAGATATTAAACAAGCACACGCGGCGGCTATAGAATCCTATATAGATTCATATGTTGGTTTAAAAGGTGACTTTTATGGTGATATGTATCATCAAAAAACCTTAGAAGATTGGGCTCAATTTGATATAAATAGAAGAACAAAACACGATGCTTCTATTAGTTCAGGTTTAGCGATAATGGCTTGCAATAAAAATAAGTATAAACCAATTGCCAGTAGACAAACTAAAAAAATTAATTTAGGGATAAAAACGTATAACAATAATGGTATACTTTCAAAAATAATAAATAATGATTTACACCAATAATAGAAGTTCCTTTCCTGATCAAGTAGTACCTCAAGAAGAGAAAATGTCACTAGACTACGGTATGCAAGTGGCAAGAGCAATAGAAGGACAATGGTTTGCTCAAGGTGTTGGTGGAACTAGATATTCTTTTAATTATAATATATTTCACCAAAGAAGATTATATTCTAGAGGAGAACAATCAGTGCAAAAATATAAAGACGAATTATCCGTGAATGGAGATTTATCGTATTTAAACCTAGACTGGAAACCTGTGCCTGTTATTCCTAAATTTGTAGATATTGTAGTTAATGGAATGTCTGAAAAAGTTTACGATATAAAAGCTTATTCTCAAGATCCTTCTTCACAGAAAAAAAGAACTGACTACGGTGAAAAAATACTTAGAGATATAAAGACTAGACAATTTATAAATCAAGTAAAGTCAAAGCTAAATATAGATATAGCTGAAGCACCAGAAGGTTCTCCTGAGACTGAAGAAGAATTAGAAATACACATGCAGCTTGACTATAAGCAAGCAATTGAAATAGCTGAAGAAGAATTAATAGAAAATACTTTAGCTAAAAATAAATTTGACTTAGTAAGAAATAGATTTAACAGAGATTTAGTTGTTTTAGGTATTGGCGCAGTAAAAACAGGTTGGAATAGAACTGAAGGTATTACTGTTGATTATGTTGATCCAGCTAACTTAGTTTGGTCATATACAGAAGATCCTAACTTTGAGGATATATATTACGTTGGGGAAGTTAAATCTTTGAGTATACCTGAGTTAAAAAAGTTATATCCAGAAATACCACCAAAAGAGTTAGAGGAAATTCAAAAATATCCAGGTAATACTAATTATACAAGAAACTGGCAAGGAGAGGACAATAATAACACTGTTCAGGTGCTGTTTTTTGAATATAAAACATTTGCTGATCAAGTTTATAAAATAAAATATACTGATCAAGGTTTAGAAAAAGCTATAGAAAAACACGATTTTTTTAACCCACCACCAAGTGATAAATTTGATAGAGTTTCTAGATCAGTAGAAGTGTTATATAAAGGTGCTAAAATACTAGGTCATCCTATAATGTTGGAATGGGAAATAGCTGAAAATATGACTAGACCCTTCTCTAATGCTACAAAAGTAAATATGAATTATCAAATAGTTGCTCCTCATATTTACAAAGGACGTATAGAATCTCTTGTAGAACGTATGATAGGTTTTGCTGATACTATACAGTTGACCTCGTTGAAACTACAGCAAGTATTATCTAGAACAGTTCCTGATGGTGTGTTTATGGATGTTGATGGTTTAGCAGAGGTTGATTTAGGTAATGGCACTAGTTATAATCCAGCGGAAGCATTAAATATGTATTTTCAAACTGGTAGTATTGTAGGTAGATCAATGACTCAAGATGGAGACTTTAATCACGGTAAAGTTCCAATACAAGAGCTAACTTCATCAAGCGGTCAGCAAAAAATTCAGGCTTTAATACAGACTTATCAATATTATTTACAAATGATAAGAGACGTGACCGGTTTAAATGAAGCTAGAGATGGTAGTAACCCATCAAAAGATAGTTTAGTAGGTTTACAAAAGCTAGCTGCAGCAAACTCAAACACTGCTACTAGACATATATTAAGTGCTAGTTTATATCTAGTATTAAGAGCTTGTGAAAATATTTCGCTTAGAGTTTCAGATAGTTTAGAATTTGATTTATTAAGAGAAAGTTTAATAGACAGTATTAGTTTGTATAATGTTAAAACTTTAGAAGAAATAAAAAATATACATTTATACGATTTTGGTATTTACTTAGAAATAGAACCTGATGAGGAAGAAAGAGCAATGCTTGAGCAAAACATTCAAATGGCTCTTCAACAACAAAGTATAACTTTACCAGACGCTGTAGATATAAGAGAAATAAAAAACCTTAAGCTTGCTAATAAACTTTTAAAATTAAAAGAAGAACAGAAAAGAGAACAAGACAACGCTCAGCAACAGCAAATGATAGCTGCACAAGCAGATGCTCAAGCTCAAACAGCTGAAAGAACAGCTGCTGCAGAAGTTCAAAAGCGACAAGCGATAGCTCAAACAGAACTTCAAATAGAGCAAGGTAAGTCTCAATTTGAATTACAAAAAATAGAAACAGAAGGTCAACTTAAAAAACAATTAGCAGAACTTCAATTTGGTTTTGACAAACAATTAAAACAAATGGAAGTTGATGCTATGCAACAGAAAGAAAATAGAATCGAAGATCGTAAAGACAAACGAACTAAAATACAAGCGACTCAACAGAGTCAAATGATACAACAAAGGCAAGAAGATACTTTACCTACTAACTTTGAAGTACCACGTTAATTATATAATATCATATCATGGAAGAAAAGCCAAAAGAAAACATACCTCAAGAAGGTGAGTTTAAAATGAAGAAAAAACCAAAAAAGTTTTCTAATAAAAAAGTAGAAAACAATAAAATTGATTTAAGTAAAAATAAAGAAGATGCCACTACAGAGTCAAGCACAGTGCACTTGGATGAAAATAAACAAGCCGAAGATGTACAAAAGATGGAAGGAAGCGTATCCAAACCGCCCGTGCAAGAGCTTACCAAAGAAGAAAACAAAGAAGAGAGTGGGTCGCCGATTCAAGAAATAACAGAAGAAGAAGTTAAAAATGAAACTAAAGAAGTTGAAAAAGAACTTAAAGAAGCTGTTAGAGACGAAAAAGTATTAGGTAAAAAATTACCTGAAAATATAGAGAAACTAGTTTCATTTATGGAAGAAACTGGTGGTAATGTAGAAGATTACGTTAGATTAAACGCTGATTACAACAAAGTGGATGACGTAACATTATTAAAAGAATATTATAAATCTTCTAAACCTCATTTAAATATGGAAGAAATTGAGTTTCTACTTAATGATGAATTTTCATATAATGAAGAAGAAGATGATGAAAAAACTATACGCAAGCGAAAGCTTGCTATAAAAGAAGAAGTAGCCAAAGCTAAAGATTTTCTTGAAGAAACAAAATCCAAATATTACGATGAGATCAAGTTGAGACCAGGCGTAACTCAAGAACAACAAAAAGCAATGGACTTTTTCAATAGATACAATAACGAACAAGAGAAAGTTAAAAAGACTCGCGAAGAGTTTATTGACAACACTAACAAGTTCTTTAAAGAAGATTTCAAAGGTTTTGATTTTAATCTTGGAGAGAAAAAGGTTAGATATAATGTTAATAATACAGAAGAGTTATTAGATAGTCAATCTGACATTACTAAATTCTTGGGGATGTTCCTTGATGAAGAAGGTAGAGTTAAAGACTTAAACAAATATCACAAATCTTTGTTCGCTGCTAAAAACATAGATACTATAGCTAGTCACTTTTATGAACAAGGAAAAGCTGATGCTATTAAAAACGTAGCTGCTAATTCTAAAAATATAAGTAATTCACCACGAATATCGCAACCAGACGACTCTATTTATTTAAATGGTCTAAAGGTTAAAGCTATTAGTGGGGCCAATAGTTCTAAATTAAAAATTAAAAAACGATAAAAATTAAAACCAAAAATTATGGCTTTAGGAAATTTTACAGTGCAAAACGCTGGATTAACACCAACTCAAGACCAGTCAATATTGTCAAGTAACTACTTGCAGTGGACTGATCCAAATGCTGCTGACTTTAGCAGTTTTGCACAACAATACTTACCTGAATTATATGAGCAGGAAGTAGAGAGATTCGGTAACAGAACGTTATCTGGATTTTTAAGAATGGTTGGCGCTGAAATGCCAATGACATCTGATCAAGTAATTTGGTCTGAACAAAATAGATTACACATTGGTTATGACAATGTATCAAAAGGAGCACCTGCTGCTAATGGTGAAACTGTATTTTCAGTTATTGTACCTGGTGGTAATGAGGTTGCTGTTAGAGTTAATCAAAACATCGTGGTGTTTGATCCAGCTACTGGATTAACATTAAAAGGTTTAATTACTGTAGCTCCAAATCCTGGAAATCCAACAAACTTAGATTTTACTGCTGTTTGTTATACTGCTGCTGACTTTGCTGCTTTATCAAACGCTGATTTAAAAGTATTCGTTTACGGATCTGACTTTGCAAAAGGAACATTAGGAATGGAAGGATCAGTAACTCCATCTTTCACTCAGTTCTCTAACAAACCAACTATTATTAAAGACAAGTATTTAGTTAATGGTTCTGACACTGCTCAAATCGGTTGGGTTGAAGTTGCTACAGAAGACGGAACGTCTGGATTCTTATGGTATATGAAAGCTGAATCAGAAACTAGATTAAGATATGAAGATTATCTTGAAATGGCGATGGTTGAAGGTGAATTAGCCGCTGCTAATTCTGGTGTTGCTGGCTATACTGGTGGTACTAATGGAACTGGTACTCAAGGTATGTTTGCTGCTTTAGAAGAAAGAGGTAATGTATATGCTGGTTTTTCTGGTGCTGCTAATCCTGGTGCTGGTGCTTTAGGTGATTTCGATCAAATACTTTCACAACTAGATTTACAAGGTGCTATTGAAGAAAACATGTTATTCTTAGACAGGGCTACAGCTTTAGACTTTGATGATATGATTGCTGCTCAAGCTGGTGGTGGATATAACAACACAAGCGCTGCTTCTTATGGTTTATTCGATAACGAAGCTGAAATGGCATTAAACTTTGGTTTTTCTGGTTTCAGAAGAGGTTCTTATGACTTCTACAAAACTGACTGGAAATACTTAAACGATGCTTCTACAAGAGGTATGGTTAACGATATCAAAGGTGTGTTAATTCCTGCTGGAACTTCAACAGTATATGATCAAATGTTAGGATCAAACATCAGACGCCCGTTCTTACACGTAAGATACAGAGCTTCTGAAACAGACGATAGAAGAATGAAATCATGGATCACTGGTTCAGTAGGTGGAGCTTATACTTCATCTCTTGATGCTATGGAAGTTCATTATCTTTCTGAAAGATGTCTATGTGTACAGGCTGCTAATAACTTTGTATTATTTGTAGCGTAATTTATTAATCTTTAAAAACATAAATTATGTCAAGTATAAAAGTAAAAATAGCACAAACAGACGGTTCTTATTTTATATCGTCTCCAAATAATGATTTACCTACCAATTTTGACTTTAGCCCACAATCAACGAATTTTGGCTGGGGTGGAAGTAATTATGTAATTGAAAACTATAAGGTTGATCCAAGTCAAGATATAATAAACTGGAACGCTGGAATTGAACTTGCTTATAGATACATTTGTTTATACCCTAATGAAACAGGATATCCTAATTTAGGTACAGAATTGTCCTTGAATGCAGAGTATATACCTTATCTTGCACTGGATGGTCAAAAATCAATGAATGGTGTTGTATCATCACTAGGTTTATCAGATACAGCAGTAGTTGATTTCAGTTTGATATATTCTTGGTCAGAATTTGGTGCTTCATTTAACACTGATGATTTTAAAGCGATTGTTGGACAATTGAATGTTGTGGGGCAACAAGTTGCCGATGATGCAGATACTTTAGCTAATGATTGTGTAGCAATAGTCGCTGGAGGTCCATTTACGTGGCCAGCTGTTATAGACAGTAGTGGAAATGTTGTATTGGAAGAAAAAGAATGTTCAACACAATTATGTTGTCAAGAATATAAACCAGTTTATCAACTAGCTAAATTACAAACAGAGTCTGCTCCAATTTTTGCAGATGCTAATGTTTCAGCTGACACTATTGTCAAAAAGCACATATACAAGTTTGTACAAAGTGGAGGGAACTAATAACAATTAATAATACAGCCTTTGATTTAAATCAGAGGCTGTATTTAAAATATAAAAATTATGAAAAAAACAATAAGTTATAAAGTAGCCCAACCGCCATTTGGAATCAATGGAGGTCTTGCATTACGTAATTCAGTGAACGGGCAAGTCCTTGATAACAAAGCATACATACCTTATGGCGATCCTTTTACAGAAGCTACATGTTTATACTTGGGGCGAGAAGGTGCTATTATTGCATTAGCCATCCCAAAAGACAAGGGTATTAGGTATGCATTATTTGCTGCTTCTGCTTTAATAAGCCAGTCGTTTCAACTTAATCCCACGTTTGGAAAAGTAATAAATATATCAGGAAATCCGTCTTTAGGTAAATACGTTGATCAATTAATGGAACCGTATGACCCATTAAATGGTAGTGAAGTTAGTCATAGTATTTACACAAAAGCTGCTGCTGAAATAAATAGTAATTTTTCTAAATCAATGGCTTCAGATGAAACTGAGATTATTGATTTTAGTTACCAAATTGAATATTATCCAGCTGTTCTTGATGAATACGCTACTTTGGCAGGTAATTGGTTTAAAACAAAAAACAAAGAGTATTTTGATCCTTTCATAAACAATGATGCTGGAGGAATGGTTAATCTTTATATTGCAGAAGGATTAGGAACTGCTTCTAGATCTGGACAAGACCAAAATAAAATGCAAACTCCTGATGGAAGTTTTATATCTTTTTGGCCATTTGATACAGGAGATCTAACCGAAAATTTATACAGTTATGATCAAGTGGGCTTGCAAGAGCTTCTTAATGATGGTCTTCAACTTTTAACTGCAGTTAGAGATGAACAACTACAAGTATGGGAAGAAGAATATAGCACACAAAAATAAAACAAAAAAATAAATTATATTATATTATATTATGTCAACAAAAGAAAAAACATGGGAAGTTAAAGATAGAAACTATTATCTTTTAAATGATAAATCACCATTAACGTATACACTACGTTCTAAACATACTAGGCGTTTTCCATTAATGCATTTTGATGCTGAAAAAGGATATCAAAGAGAACTTAGATATGCTAGTAATCAAAGATCTGTGTTTACAGATGAACAGCAAGGTATGTCAACATTAGAGCATGTGGTATTTAAAGATGGTGTGTTACATGTACCAAAAGAAAAACAAAACTTACAAAAGTTATTATCTTTATATCACCCAGAACTAAATAAGAAGTACACTGAGTTAGATACAGTTCAAAACGCTGAAGATGATATAGATATCATAGAACTAGAATTTGAAGCTATTGCTTTAGCTAGAGAGTTAGATATAGAACATTGTGAAGCTATATTAAGAGTTGAACAAGGCTCTAGAGTGTCTAAGATGAGTTCTAAGGAGATAAAAAGAGATTTACTTATATTTGCTAAAAGAAACCCAGCTTTGTTTTTAGAGTTATCAAATGATGATAATGTTGAACTTAGAAATTTTGCTATCAAAGCTACTGAAGCAATGATAATAAAATTATCTGCAGATCAAAGAACTTTCGCTTGGGCTAGTAATGGTAAAAAATTAATGACTGTTCCGTTTGAAGAAAACCCATACTCTGCTTTTGCAGCGTGGTTAAAAACTGATGATGGCGTAGAAGTTTATAAATCTATAGAAAAAAAGTTAAAATAATTTCTTAACCTGTAATAATAGTAAAAGGGCGGCAAAGCGCCGCCTTTTTTTTATAAAAAGACTAAAATGGCTATAAATGTAAACACAGTATATAAAACTGTACTAAGTATAATAAACAAAGAACAAAGAGGTTATATAACACCGTATGAGTTTAATCAAATAGCTACGCAAGTACAGTTAGAAATATTTGAAACTTATTTTGAAAATCTTAATCAACAATTGAGAGTTGGTGGAAATAGTAGTGAATATGCTAATAGAGTTAAACTTTTAGAAGAAAAAATAGCTTACTTTGAAGAAGAACAAGTTTTGGTTTTTAACAACGCTGGTGAAGCTACCTTACCAAGTGAAGTTTATAGATTAGGTTCTATAATGTATAAAAAATATGACTATAAAGATATTGAAGTAGAGAAAACTACTAAAAGAGAGTTTAACCATATCGTTAGATCTCCTTTAACAAATCCTATCCCAACTGCACCTACAAGCGGTGTGCAAGGGCCTATATACACACAGATAGGTGACAAGATAAAAACACTACCGATAAGCGATACTAATTCTACATACACTTTAGAATATATTAGAAAACCTAAAAATGTTGTTTGGGCATATACTATAAATGCTGGTTTAGGCAATTATATATTCAATAACTCTAGTAACCCTGTAGATCCAGGTGTTATACCTTCAACTGGTTTTCAAGATTTTGAAATAGACGAAACAGACCAAACTGAAGTTATTTTAAGAATATTAGCGTACTCAGGTATAGTAATAGGAAATTCACAGATCACTCAAACGGCTGCACAAGCTGTAGCTCAACAAGATCAATTAGAAGCAAGTTAAAATGGGACTTATAAAAGAATCAAACGCAGAATATTATTCAGGACAAAAAGTTTTAGGTCCACTTCCTAGCAATACGTCTACACTAACATTTGGAAATTCAGCCACAGGACAAGGTTTTAACACTACTTTAATTAGTGCTTACAATCAAGCTGGTGATCAAATATTATCTAGTTCAAACTTTAATTTATTTCACGCAACTACTTTACAACAAATTCCCGAATCTGAAATATATATAATAAATCCTTCTACAAATGAAGTTGGTTTGCAAAATCAAGTTTTAGCTGGTGATTTTATATTGTGTCAATTAAAAGAATATGCTATAAATAAAAATTATGGTGATTATAGTTATATATCACTTAATGATATTGTAGATAACTTTATAATTGGTTATACTGGTGTTGACCAAATATTAAACGATGTTAAAAGGACTAATATACTTTTTCATGCTAAAAGAAGTTTGCAAGAGCTTTCGTATGACACATTACCCTGCTTGAAATCTCAAGAATTAACAATACCCCCAAGTTTATCTGTGCCAATACCACAAGATTACGTGAACTATGTTAGAGTAGCTTGGTCAGATAGATCAGGTGTTTTACACACTATTAATCCATTAGAAGGATTAAGTACTAATCCAACTGAACTACCTATTCAAGATTCTAATGGCATACCTACACAAAATTCATTTGGCGAAAATAATGAAGCTCAACAATCTTTAATAGAAGAAGAATGGGCTAATGCTAACGACAACAATATAACAGGAGCTTTCAACATGGAAGGTTATAGTGGTGTTTATGATTATGTTTGGTGGAAATTTGTTTATGGTAGAAGATTTGGATTAGATCCTCAATATAGTAATTCTAATGGTTGGTTTAGCATTAATGAAAGAACTGGTAATTTTTCTTTTTCAAGCGATTTAGCTAATAGAACTATAGTGTTAAAGTACATATCTGATGGATTAGGAAGCGAAAGCGATATGAGAGTTCCTAAACTAGCAGAAGAAGCAATGTACATGTCAATAATGTATAATGTAATAGCACCTCGAAAAGATATCGATAGTTTTACTAAAAGCTTTTACAAAAAAGAAAAATCTGTGAAAACTAGAAATGCTAAAATAAGATTACAAAATATAAAACTAGATACATTTACACAGGTTATGAGAGGTAAGTCAAAATGGATTAAACATTAATTATGCCAGAAATAAAAAATACTTTTATGAAGTCCAAGATGAATCAAGACTTGGACGAGAGACTTTTACCTAACGGAGAGTATAGAGAAGGCGTAAATATAGCTGTAAACAAATCAGAAAGTGATGATGTTGGGGCTATGGAAAATATTTTAGGTAATCATCTTTTAACTAATTTTGGTATAACAACTAGAAATTTAGATATAATAGGGTCACAAGTAGATGAAAGTACCAATAGTTTGTATGCTTTCGCGACAAACTATACAGATTCGTCTTTTAACACTTTATCAAATAGAGCTACAAGTGGCTCAGAGTGTTTTGTATTATATTATAATTTTGATACAGATAGCTTCTTAATATTAGTAGCTGGTAGTTTTTTGAATTTTTCTAAAACTCATCCAGTACAAGGTGTAACAATACTTGAAAATCTTTTGTTTTGGACTGACAATCGTAATCAACCTAGAAAAATAAACATAACAAAAGCTTTAGAGCAAAGTTTTACTTCTGGTAGTCCTTATTATTATAGGGAAGAACAAATATCTGTTGCTAAGTATTTTCCTTGGGATCCTATAAAGTTATGGAAAGAAAATTCTAGTGGAGAGATAGAGTCTACAATGAGAGATGTTACATCTAAAACATTGCCTTACTATGTTCAAATAGAAATAACAGATAATCAATTTTCAGCATCTGGTTGGATTAAAGGTATTTGCACAAAACCTGACGCTTCTAACGGTGATGAAGTAGACGCAGCAACGAATATTGCTCAATATGTAGGCGTTGAAAGTGTTGCTGGAAATGAAAGAATTTTATGCGAAGGCGTTGGAATTGGTATTTTAGAAGATACTAATAGTTGGGGTGAAACTATATTAAAAGTTAACGTAATAAATGGTGAGATATATCTTTCAGATGAAGTTCCTAATTTAAATATTGGCGATACGCTAACTATAGGTTTAAACCCGTACTATGATTCTGAATTTCCCGGAGATGAAAATTTTTTAAAAGATAAGTTTATAAAATTAGCCTATAGGTTTAAATTTGACGATAATGAGTATTCTATAGCTTCTCCATTTACGCAATCTATATTTGTTCCTAAAAACGATGGTTATATACAAAATAGACAAGAAGATAATTTTGATGGTGAAAAACAAATATATGATAGTACGATAGCTTCTTTCTTTGAAAATAAAATAACTCAAGTAAAACTTCAGATTCCAACAGCGGCAGATGTAGATAAATTTAGTGATCTTTATGATATATATCATGTTCAAGAAATTGATATATTGTATAAATCTTCAGATAGTCTAAATTTAATGGTTTTAGATACTATAAAAACACAAGAAATAATAAATGCTACTACTACTGATACTTATGAATATGTTTACAACTCTAGAAAACCTATTAGAACTTTACCTGAATCTTATTTAGTAAGAGTTTCTGATGTAACACCTATAAGAGCTTTAACACAAGACACCGCTGGTAATAGAATATTATATGCTAATTACACCGCAAAAACAGCTGTACCAGACAATTTTGATTATAGCGTAAGTGTGACACCTAAACTAAAAGAAGGAGTAACTGGTATAGTTACTAAACCATATTATAGAAAAGAGTATCAAAATCATAGTTTAAAACAAAACAGAACTTATCAAGTTGGTATTGTTTTATCAGACAGATACGGAAGACAATCTGACGTTATATTATCTCAAAATGATTTATCAAAAACAAATAAGTTTGGTAATTTAGGACAATTTGGAGGATCCACAACTTTTTCATACTATAGAAGTGAAGGACAAGATTTGTTTTCTTACAATGGTATTGAACCAGAAGATGTTTGGCCAGGTGATTCTTTAAAGGTTAAATTTAACAATGTAATACCATCAGCTTTAAATACTGTTGGATATGCTGGATTATACGCCGATGAAGGAGGAGTATTACAGTTTGAAGTTCTAAGTCAAGGAGCTAATTGGTTACCTAATAATACTTATCAAGTTGAAGCTTACGACACTGAAGGTGTAGGTACTGGTTTAACATTGCAGGTTGCAGTAGACGCTAATGGAGACACAAATGTAAGTAGTGCTAATATAATTAAAGCTGGAAAAAATTATGGAATAGGTGAATTTGTGTTATTCGAAGAACCAACTGGAAGTGGTGTGCCTGATATAGAAGTGGAAGTAAAAGTTTTAAAAGATGCGAATCCTCTGGGTTGGTACACTTATAAAATAGTAGTTAAACAGCAGCAACAAGACTATTACAATGTTTATCTTCCAGGCATTTTAAATAACTTACCTCAAGACAAAGATTCTACTCAAGATGCTCCATCAACCACACAGACACAACCAGCTGGTGGTTTTTGGTCTACTCCTTTTGGTTTTACATATAGTAAAATAAAGGCATACACACCTCTATATGGAGATAACATAAATAAAGTTCCAAGAGACTTACAAGAAGTAGGTCCAGAACAATCTCTTTTTAATAGTAGTGTAAGCATGTGGCCAAGGGTTGTTAATTATTTAGTTGATGACGCTTTTGCACCTAATGGTGGTAACAATATTTTTAATGGTGATGCATTGGTAAAATGGAGAAATAAAAATATACAAATAACACCTGAAAAAACAGCGGATAAAGTAGTTAGAATAGGTAAATCTAAAGATGTTGGCACGGATAGATCTATAAATGGTTTTGAATTTGGAGCTACAGGAGATTATAGAATCTCGCCTTTTTATTCTATAGCTGGAGATTTAAGTAATCAAATTGAATTTGACAATGACAACTCTGCTTTAATAGCAAGTATTTCAACTCAAAAACAAATAGGTACAGCTGTTGGTTATCTTGATCAATCAAATCAACTTGATCCTAGAAGTTCAAGTTATGCTTTTAATTTTCCTGAACAATGGCCTTTACCTAATTACAAAGTAGGAGTATTAAGCGTATATGAAACAGCTCCTACAGTTTCTAATATACCCATATTTTACGAAACAAATACTACTGGATTAATATCAGAATTAAATGACTTTATATTAGATGAAGATCCAGCACAAGATAATGATTTACCAACCGATTTAGAGTCTTTAAACTTCTTTTTAGACGAAAGCATGGGTGATGGCGATATAGTTACAGGTGATTTTTATCCTCTTACGGCTGGTGGATTAGTAATAAATAACGGTAGTACTTCTATAACACTCACTTTAGCTACAAACGGTAATGGTGGAAACGTTACTAGTGTATTCAGCACTACGCTTATAAAAAATGCTAACAATAGTTTTAAAATGGCTATTGCCCCAAACCAATATTTTGTTTGGTATGCTAGTTCACCTACTGTTGATAATTATACTTTTACTTTTGAAGTGGTTAACGGTAATGTTACTAATAGCATAGTTGTACAACCTCCTAATTTGTTGAATAACATATCACCTTATGCTTATTATCCTGTAGGATCACAAACACCTATGCCTGTACCACCTCCTACTTTTAACCCATCTAATCCAGTTCCTGTAAATCCAGTTAATAGACTTAATTTAAATTTAAAACCAAGAGTAAGATCAAATGGACCTACAGATCCAAACCCTTGTCAACCTCAACCTAATTCTAACACTTATTCTCCTTTAGTCGTTTTAGATGGTTTTAATGGAAGCGCTGATCCTTCAACAAATTCTCCAGAGCCAAACAGAAGACAATTAAGATGGGAGATTGAAGAAGCTTGGGTTGAGTCAGGTTCAGGTTATATAAAGTTAGATGGTAGTAATGCAACAAATAATTGGAATTCACCATTTGGTGATCCATGGTTTAAAATTGGAAATTCACCACAACAAGGAACGCAAACTTTTTCTAATACAATATTTTATAATAGAAGTGTTAGACCTGGTAATCCAAATGGTTTCGGCTTGGACAATGTTTTTCAAAGTGGCAATTTTGTTACGCCCAACAATTGGTATGCGTGTAGTGATCCAGGTGGAACTTGCAATTGGGATGTTGTTGCTTTTGGTAGTATACCTAATGTTATAGATTGTGGTGGTAATAATCCAATATATAAAAAATCAAATGAACCTTTAGGTTACATGTTGTTGGTTAAACTATCAGATGGTGCTTTAGTAGGTCAAACACCAGCTGGTATATCTATATATAGGTACATACAATTTGAAGTAAATTGCTTTACAGGAGACACAAGCGATGAGATTTGTCCTACATACACTTAGTAATATTAATTTAAAACAAGTAATTATATGAGTACAGTAATAGAGGTAAGTTATTTTAACACTTTTTTACTTAAAAGAGCTGTTGGTAGTTTGTTTGAAACTAACTCAGGAACTAATAATGTTTCCGTTAAAGTTAACTCAGAAGCTGTTTGGCCTAGTTTACCTTGGGTTCCTGAAGGTTACCCTTGTTTTGGCGTTGATATGACTAGAAAAAACAGTGCTCCAGCTGAATACAATTGGTACGTAGAAGAATCTAGAATAAGAGGTGGTTACAATAATACACAAACAGAATTAGGACCAAAAGCTTACGCAGCTGTAGAAATAAAAGATGAGCAAGTACTAAGTTCAAGTATAATATATTCAGGCATTTTTAACTCTACAACACAGATAAATGAAACTAATGTGTTTTCTATAGCTGAAGATATAAGAAAAGATGTAGATCCAAGATATGGATCTATACAAAAAATATTTGCATCTAATACTAATCTAGACATATTACAAGAAAATAAATGTAGTAGAGGTTTAATTGATAAAGATGCTATATATTCAGCTTCAGGAGGCGGTTCTCTTACAACTGCTGATGTAGTTATTGGTCAAGTTACACCATATAATGGTGATTATGGAATAAGTAAAAATCCTGAAAGTTTCGCTCACTTTGGTACTAGAAGATATTTTACAGATGCTTATAGAGGAAAAGTTCTTAGACTTACGTATGATGGGCTTACTGAAATAAGCAACTATGGTATGAAAGATTTTTTTAGAGACAAGTTAGGTTCTTTGAGAGAACAACTTTCTTTATATAATGTTTCAGTTACTTTACAAGCAGGAAGTGGTTATGTTATAACGGCAGAGGGTGAAGATGTAGAGTTGTTAGAAAATGGAATGACTTTACAATCATTTCCTAATTCACCCATAATAGTGGATTTAACTGGATATGCTGGATCTGGAGCTAATTCAACTGTAAATATAACTTTAAACAACCAAATAGACATACCTGTCGATGATGAAGCCACATTTTCAAGTTTTAGAAAAGATTCTGTTGTTGGTGGCTTTGATAACTATGCTGACGAGTATTTACTATCTATTCAACCAGCTAATCCAAATGAAGAAGTTGGAGAATATAAAACTTTAGCTTATGATGAAACTGTTAGAGGTTGGGTTAGTTTCTATACTTATAAACCAACAATAATACAAAGTTTTAAAAGAAATTTTTACACGTCTAACAATATAGAGTTATACCAACACTACTTTCCTACAGCTAATAGAAGCTATTTTTATGGAGAACAATATAATTCAAGTATAGTCTTTGTTTTCAATCCCCAACCATCAATAATGAAAAACTTTAAAACAGTTAGTTATGAAGGAAGCAATGGATGGCAAGTAGACTATTTTAGATCTTATTTTACAGGTCCAGATTTTTATTCTAATTGGGAAGAAACTAGAGACACATCAGCATCCGTTAAAAGTTTCACTGAAGGTTTATACATAGACGATCAAGGTTATAACTTAAGAGTTGGGTTTAATAGGAAAGAAAACGTATACATGTCTAACTTAATTAACAATAGTGACGTAGCTTACGAAGAGATTATCTATGGATCAGATATGGCTGGTATAAAAGGTTTTACAGCTGAAGTTAAACTTAGCACAGACGAAAGTACTCAATTAGGCGGTGTTAAAGAACTATTCTCCGCAGGTAGTAAATTTATAAGAACAAATCAAATCAATTAAATGCAATTAAATATTAGAAGATTACAAGAATCAGACTGGAAAATTTTACCAACTTGGTGGGAAAAATGGAATGGGTGGAAAACACCTGATAGAGAAGCATTACCCGATAATGGCCTTTGTGGTCTAATGGTAGAAAAAGGAGAAAGAAAAATACTTGCTGGTTTTATGTATACTACTAACTCAAAAGGAGCTTGGGTAGAATATATAATATCAGACCCAGAATATAGAGAAAACGACAGGCAAGAAGCTTTAGAACTCTTTATAAATGCAGCAGAAAATATATTGAAAGCTCAAGGTTTTAAATACGTTTTATTTGTAGGAAAACATAAAAACTTGATTAACACTTTTGAAAAAAGCGGATGGTTTGTGGATAAAACACCATCATATGAATTAATGAAAAAAATAAATTAATATGGCAGCAGTAACAACAGCAGTGGTAGTAGGAGGCGCGATAGCGGTTGGAGCCAACACAGCTAGTGCTATTTCTAATAATAATAAAGCTAAAAAAGCGAGAATAAAAGCAGGGGAAATAGAAGGTGCTATAACTGATAAAGAAAACGCTATGCAGGCTATAACCAACCCATACGCTAGCGCAACTAATCCTTTTAAAGATCTAACAAATCCATATGCTAAAATGGATAATCCTTATGCTAACTTAGGAGTAGCTACTCAAGCCGCTGAGTTTCAAGCAGAACAAGCTGATCAAGCTTTAGCTAACACCTTAGACACTATGTTAAGGACCGGTAGAGGTTCTGGAGGTGCTACAGCATTAGCTCGTATGGCTCTAGAAAGTAAAAAAGGTATATCTGCTAGTATAGAACAACAAGAGGCTAATAACCAAAAGTTAAAAGCACAAGGCGAACAATCTAGACAAATGGCCGTTGCTCAAGGAGAGTCAACTAGACAAATGGCGGTAGCAAGAGGTGAACAAGCTAGACAAACTCAAGTAGCACAAGGCGAACAATGGAGATTTGCTCAGCAAGAAGAGAGGGACATGGCTAAATTAGATAGATTATCAGCTCAAATGGACAATGAGTTACAAAAAGAACAAGCTCATACTCAAATGAAATACGATGCGTTTGGGAATATAGCTAGCGCTGGAATGGGTACTATAGGTAACTTAGTTGGCGTAGGAGCAATATCACCCAATCCTTAAAATAAAAAAATGAAAGATTATTCTAACCAAGCTACAACTAGTGACAAACACGGTAACAAGCGTGATACTGATAGTGTACAGGATTTTAATAAAGCTGTAGAAATACAATCAGGTGTTGCGGAAAAGGGTTTAAAAAACGACTTTAAACATGCTAGTGATACTATTAATTACTTAAAATTACAAAGTTACAACGGTGGTAACTTAGGATCTTTAAGTAATATTTCAAAGCCTCCTGTAAATACTAACAGTAAAAACGCTAATTTTGTAGCGACTAGAATGAAAGATGCTTATTATCAAGCTGTTGTAGATAATGATCCAGCTAGACAAAAAAAGCTTTTAAACATGCCTGATAAAATAGTAGGTGCTTTATCCATATTTAAGGACGCTAATAGTGCTTTGTCTGAAGCCTTGGTGAAACCGTTAGGATCACCAGGTTCTATAAATGTAGGTTTAATGGCTGAAAACAAACAATGGTTAGATTACATAAGCGACTTCAATGTTAATCAAGATGCTAATTTTAACTTAGAATTAGACGAGAATGATGAGCTTTTAATATACAAAGAGAATAGTGAACCTATATATGTAGAAAGACTTATACAACAACAATTAGATCCAAATATTAACTCAGATCAATTAATACCTTTATTAGGTGATCCGAAAGAATTAGTATATAATAGTATGGATTCAGTAGGAGATGTTCCATTAGTAGAACAAATAACTGCTGATTTAGCATTACAACCTGTAAAAAGTGATAAAGAAGATGTAATGTATACTATAGAAGATAATCAAAAAATAGAAGAAGTTATATCTAATTACGATCATACTAATATATTAAATCAAAAAAGTAGTATGCAGTCTTTATGGCCTCAAGCTCAACAAATGTCTGTAAGTGTTTTAAATGGTTTAGATTATGAAAATCCTGATTCTTGGTCACCTTTAGAAAATAAACTTGTGTCTATATTTTCAGAATACAGAAAGTATTTCCCTAATGTAGATTTAGTAAAGGATTACCAAGAGAATGGTGGAGAACAATGGGGTTCATACATGGGTGCTGAAGTAAACTACACTCAGAAAAACTCACCATTAATTGATTTTCAAAGAGATTTATTAGGTTGGTCTTTTAATAATGGTTATCATAACCAAAGCGTATTACCTTACGTCAAACAAGAATCAGCTGTTAAGCAAGGTGATTCTGATGAAGGTGTTGAAAACGCTGGTGAAGTAGTTAAATCATCTAATAACTTATTTGACGAAACAGTTGAAAAAGTAAATATCGTATAATATGGTTACATTTTCTAGTACTAATTTTAACACAGGTCCTGGCAATCCAAAAAAGAGAAAAGCGAAAAAGCAAGCTAAAAAATCTAGCAAAGCTAGTTTAAAAGGTAAAGGTGGTAGTGGATATTCTCAAGCTCAAGTGTCCACAGCACAAAAAGGGCCTAATTACAATAAAAAGCAAAAAACTCCAAAGACCAAAATAAAACCAGGTACTAATCAAAAATGGGAAGATCTAAAAGGTAGAGAAAAACTTAAGTACACTGTACAGGGTAAAGGTAAGAACACTAAAGATAAAAATGGTAACTACAACTGGAGCGATCATAAAATAAAAGTACCTAAAGTTAATAATAAAGTTAAAAAAGCACCTACGCCAACCGTAACTTCTTCAACTATAAACGACAACAATCCTTACACTCAGTCTTCTGATTATCCATGGAGATATGTACAACCAGCAAAAAAAGAACAAAAAGATAATAAAAAATTAGAGGAAATTAAAAACTGGGCAGAAGAAAATGTTAGTGAAGATGGTTTAATAAACATAGAAAAAGATACTTCTACTATAGATGATCCAGCGTTAAGAAATATTTTAGATGATATATTTGATCCAAGTGTTGATCAAGAGGGAGTAGTAAAACTTGATTTAAATAGAGATCAATACGAAAGATTAGAGCAATATGAGAAGCACGAAACGGGTGATGAGGTAAGAGTCTATGAAGGTGATGGAGAAGATTACACTACGAAAACCCTTACATTGGACGAGGCTACGGAGCATAATCTTAACACTTTAGATAAATTAAAACCTGAAGACAAAGAATTATGGATGTCAGGAGGTAGAAATAGCTATATACCTATAGATGAATTTAATAAAAGATTAAATGAAGTTTATCAAGGAGAAAAGTGGAATAAAGAATTATCTAAAAACAGTTTTGATCCTGATTTTGATATAACTTCAATGGACGAAATAGCTGAAGTTAATCCAAACTTAGCTAATAGAGTTTCAAGCGAGTGGGATAAAATGCAAAACAAAAAAAGAAGTGTTTATAATCCAGACTTAAGAAAAAGTGAAGTTAAAGGTTCTGGTTTTGAAGATTTTAAACTAATAGGTATAAAATGGAAAGGCCCTGAAACCAGTAAACAAGATATATTAATTCCAGAGATAGATTACTCAATGCCTATACCGTTTCAAACTAAAGACGGTGACATAGATTTTGAATACGATTATAAGTTTAAAGAAAGTCAAATTGAAACTTTTATTGGTGGAGAAGATCAGTTAGTTTTAGCTAGAGAAACTCCATACGGAGAAATTGAAGTTAAATATACTCCAGTACCTTTAATGGATTCAGCTATAGATCCTTACGATGACGGCTTTATTATTGACGCTAATGCTGATGAAAAGCGCGAGAAGTATGCACCAACCCCATATGAGTTAAACTTAATATTTGAAGCAAATGCTCAAACTTATATAGATGAACTGTTTCAACCAGACTTAGATTTACTGTTAGTTCCTAGTAAAAGCGATCCAAACGTAAAAATTATTGCAGACTTTGAAGACATGGAACCAGAGGATGCTTATGAGTTTTTCAACACAGCCGTTGATAATTTGAAAAATAGATTTGAAAACGGTGAGATAACAGTTAGAGAAATACTTGAGTCTATAAATTCATCAGAGTTTGCTTCGTATGGTTTTTTCTACGATCCAATAGATAAGAGACTATATGCAGATGTTGCATATGATATAGATGGAGTTCCTAGAACCGCAGATGTTTGGCAAAACCTATATACGGGTGATGTTTTAAACACTGATGGCAAAGCTGCTGATTTTATACAATTTACAGATTGGTATGGTTATATGCCTGACGGTATAAAAGAAGACGATGATGGTGGTTTAAGAGCTTTACAAAAGTATGATACAGAAGATGGATACGAACTTGCTTTACAGAAATCAGAAAGTTTTGCTTTCATTTTTCCTTGGTTAAAGAAAAATCAAGAAACAATAGCTGATAGAATCAAAGAGGGTGGAAAAGCAGACTTTAATAATACAGCTGTTGGTAAACTTCAAGATATATTAAATAGAGCTAATTATTTTAAACAAAGATACGATCAATTGTTAGAGGAAGTACAAAACGATCCTACAACTAACAGTTTATCAGACAACATTAACAAAACTAGCAATACTAAGTTGCAGATGGATAATGTACTTAATGAAATGGCTAGTTCTTTTCAAAGCTATAAGACTGAAACTAAAAAATTAAAACAACAATTTGCTGAGCTAGAAAAAGATCCAAAAAGTAAAGAAAAAGGAAGTAAAACTAGAAGACAGTATGTTAAACTAGGTGAAGAAATAAATAATAGGATAGACAACAATAATGTTATAAAAGATAAGTATAAACAAGTTTTAGCTACTTATAACAGTACTCCAATAAGTTTATATAGTGTACAGTATTTAGACGCTGATGGTAATCAGATATATAAAGACAACACTTCTTTTAATAACCCACCAGCTAATGCGGCTGGTATAGAGCAAACAGTTTTAACTTCACCAGGTAATGAAATTAGTTTTACATACCCTAAAGACGCAACTACTGATGGCGGTTTACCTTTAATAATTAGAGAAAGAGATAATTTTCTTGGTGATTTTTCAGGTTCTAGAGGGCAACTACCAATGAGCGGGTTACAGGTTGAGAACAAGGTTGATCAAATAGGTCTTCATGATGAAATGTCAAAACTTAATGATAAGATAGACTTTTCTAAGAACATGTTAACCAAAACAATACAAAGTTTAAACAGCGCTCAAAAAGCAGCAGAGCAAGAAATGGAAAACATGACCGATGCTATAAGTGAAAAAGGTCAAACATGGGCTCAAGATGTAGCTTTCGTATTCAACAGAATACTAGCTAATGGTGCTAAAATACTACCTGGATTAGGGAGTATAGGGTTAGAAATAACGAAATTACAACACATGCTTACTGAAGCTATATTAGAAGGTGTTGGCGCAGATGAACTTGCAGCTTTAGAAGCTCAAATGGTAGATCTTACTCAAGATGCCATTAGTGCAATGAATGCTGCTGTTGATCAATTTATTGAGGACGAACTTACTATAAAACCTGGTGGATTTGCACAGAGTTATGATTTACAAGATTGGGATACAACTGGGTATCAAGTTTTAGGCTTAGTCACTGATGTTGCTTTTGATATAGCAGTAACTGTAGCTACAGCTGGAGCTAGTAAAGCTAGCACAGTTGGTAGATTAGTTAACTGGGTTGATAATCCATCTAGACTAAAATGGCTAGGTAGAAAGAATGCGCAGATAATGGACGCATATAAAGCTGGTAAAATAAACAAAAGACAAGCTATAACTTTAAGTGCTGTAGAAAATACTCCTATAAGTATTTTAACTAGATTACACGTTGACTCTGTGGTTTCTTTAGATGAAAGTATAAAGGAATTAGAAGCTAAAACAGGTAAGAAAGTTAATCTATCTCCTATGGACAGAAGTATTATAGAGCTTTTTAAACCAGGTATAGAAGCTTACTTGGATAAAATAGGTATAGAAGCTTTAGGCAACTCACGAGCTATGAGTAGACTCGCTACTTATATAACTGGTAGAGCTGCTAAAAATGAAATTAAAGGTATAGGTTTAAAACAATTTGTAAAAAACGAAATTGATCAATTAGTAAAAGCAGGAGCTATAACATATGTAAATGGTTTAGCTTTTAATGTAGCTGATGAGACCATTCAGGAAATGGTTAATATGCTCATCGAAAAATCTCAAGATAATAAATTAATAGAAAAAGGTTGGGAAGATACTTTATTTAACAGTCCTGATTTTGGTAGTGAGGAATATAACAATAGACTTATTGAAACCGCTAAAGTTTCTTTTTTGGGTATGGGTATTGTTAACAAAGGTATGGTTTCTGTAAACGTGATATCAAATGTTAAATCAGTTAGAAATAGACAGAAATGGCTAGAAAACCACGTTGCAGAATGGTCTACATTAAAAAGCAAAGAAGTTGTTGATGTCTACATGAAACAATTAGAAGTTTTAAGAACGCAAACAATAGACAAAATAACAAACAGCGCTGTAGACGAAAGTGTAAAGAAAAAGAAAATTGAAGAAGCAGAGATAAAGTTTAATGAGCAAAAAGCTTCTTTGTTAAAAACTCATGACATACTTCAAAAAGTAGATATAACACTAAGCGATGATGTAGCTGCTCAGCAAGTAATGTTAGAAAGTGAGTTATATGATTTAAAAGAAAAATTAAAAGGTGAGTTGCCTTATAATATAAAACTAGAAACAGAGCAAAGAATAAAAGAAATTGAAGATCAATTAGCTCAATTGTTTGAAGCTACAACAACTGAAGAAGGAGATGTTAAACAAGAATTTACTAGTGATAAATCTCAACAATTTACTGAAAGTCAAAATGAATTTTTGAATAAAATAGAAAATGCAAAAGATAAAGATGTAGATGTAAAAATATTCGATACAAACGAAGAGGCTGAAGCTTATGCTGAATCTATCGGAACTACTTTAAAATCAGACGGAATAACTCAACAAGCTAAGTATATTAAAAAAGATAAAGTATTTATATTCTCTAGAGAAGCTTACTTACTTAATAGAGCTAATAAAACACTTCCGAAGTTTAATCATGAATTAGATCATTACTTTGTGGATGTACTAGAAGAAGAGTTTGGAGATGACATTACATTGAAAATAGCAGAACAAATAGCTAAAGATCTTGAAACTGGTGCTTTAAAGTTTGATAGTCCAGAGTCTGAACAAGAATTTAAGAATTTAATAAATGCTTATATAAAACTTGATCCAGAGAACAAGCAAATGCAAGCTGATGAAATTATAGCTAATGCTAGAGATTTCATGAGAGAAGGAAAACTTGAATCTATTGATTTAGACAAGTTAAAAGACATTGTTTCTACTGAATTAAGTGTAAACTCAGATGGTATATTAGAATCTCAAGAAGCGTCAGATGTTGATTTCTTAAAGCTTTTAGATTTAATGAGTGAAGATGCGGAACTTGCTAAAGAAGAGATTAAGAAAACAATACCTAAAAAACCTACTCCACCACCAGTTACTAAGAAAACTAAAAGAAAACAACCAAAAAGTATTTTAGAGCCAATTGGTCAAGGTGAAGAAGTTGATGCAGATAGGTTTGCTTTAATAGATAATGAAGCTGAAAAGAAAAAGATAATAAGTCAAATAAAAGATCTTATAAAGGATAAAGATAAAAACAAAGACAAAATATCTAGACTTCAAGAAAGAATAAAAGAATTAAATAAAGGTATACAAAATGCTGAAGACGTTGCAACTATAGAAGATCCTAATAGTGGTCCAGGTGCTAAACAGAGAGCTGAAAATAGATTAGATGCTAACAACAAGGAAGCTATAGTTCAATTTGTAGTTAATTCTAAGATGACTGGAAATGAATATACAGGTACCGTTGAGACAAAAGATGGAGAGAAGTTATCTTACTCTATACCTAGATCAGAAATAGAAGAAGCTTTAAGAAGTACTGAATATCCTAATATATATAACGCATTTTTTAAACGTAAAAAGAAGTTTAAAGATATGCCGTTTGGATTAAAAGTTAAGAACGATTTAATTCTTAGATGGCAACAAGTTGTTGATCCACTTATTCAAAAAGATATTAGAGAACAAAGAGATACTGAAGAAGGACCAAGTCTTTTTGTAACAGATAGCAATCTTGAAGAAAGTTTAGAAAAAGTAGAGCCTAAAAAAGCAGCTAAAATAAACATGCGAAAAGCAATGGGTATATTAGAAGGTAGCGATATATTTGAAAAAGTAAAAGAAGGTGTTGTAAACACTTTTAAAGGTGTATTGCCAGAAGTAAAAACTAATAAACTTAAAAAAGCTTTAGAAAAATCTTATGCAACACAAAGTGAACAGTCTGTTAGATTATTAATAGATGAAATGGGTGGTGTAGAGCCATTTTTAGAAACTTACGGTAAAGAGGTTTATGACGTAATATCTCAATCAGCATTTAATAAATCATACCCTGAATTTAACAAAAAACCTCCTAGAAGATTAAGTACTACAGAATTTGATAAACTAGTTTCTGAAGGTTTAATAGATAAAAAAGAAGCTATAACAGCTAGAACGGCTGGTTATTTTCTTTATGAAAAACAACCTTATAATAAAAAGAAATTTATTGAATCTTTTACAAATCCAGAAAAAGGAACTACTTATAGTAAAAAGAATGGTTTAGTTTCATTGTTGGCTAAAGAATTAAGTAAAGACGCTACTATGGAAGTCTTATCTGATCCTGAAGTTATGGAAATGTATAATGAAAGAAACGAACTACTTAATCAAGCTAGAGTTACTATAAATGAAGTAGCTGAGGTTATAGATAAAAATCC